GAACTTTGCTGAACTGGATGCGAAGCGTAAGAAGTAATCACTTTGAGTGAAACTTCTTATATTGTTCTTTCTTTTGATTCTTCTGTTCTTTCTTCAGTAATTTATTGACTTTCTTAAGAGACTGACTTTTCTCAAAGGCAAAATAAACCTGAAGTTCATATGGGGTAAGATCTCTACTCAAGAGTTTCTTACCCCTTACAAATATTTGTTGAACAATAGGTTTCATCTTACCTACCATCCATTCCACCAAAGATTTGCCAATAAGAGCCGCAGCAACAGAGGCAGTAGCAGTAGTCCCAGCAAGAATAACCTGCTCTTTAGGTGGGATAGGGACTTCTCCGACGATTGGTACTTCAATAACGGGTACTCCTAGATTAGTTTTAGGGGCATCATCGGAAATAATCCGATTATCTTGGGGAGTTTGAACAACTGGAGGCAATTGAGGGGTAGGGGTAGCATCAGGAAGTCCCCTTGTCTTTTCCTGCTTCTCTTCTTCTTGCTTTTTTTGTTCTGCTTTTACTGCAGCGTCAAATTCTTCTTGAGTTGGTACATCAATGATTGGATACTTTATTGCTGGATTTGGATAATTTATAATTGGTACTTCTAATCCTCTTATTAATGGTCTTTCTGCCCCTTGTGTAACAGGAACATCAATAGTTGAAATAATCTCAGGAGAATTAATTCTTACTGATTCTATTGGTCTTATTTCCATTTACAACATCCTGTACTTTGGGATACTTTACTACTATGTCAGAACATATTTTTGCATATGGACTTTCTGGATGGAAATATATCCCCGATTTAATTGCTTCACCACATTTTAGTAGACGTACTAATTCAAAATCTAATCTTGCTTTATCTGCCTCTGCTTGTTGTCTTGCAATTTCAACTCTTGCTCTTGCTTTACAGAGTTCAGTCAAACCTCCATCAAGAGGAAAATTAACTCCCATACTAATACCAGCATTGCCACTATGAGTTTGATATGTTGTCGGATCATTGCCACCATTAAAATTGCCTAAAGCAAATGGTGCGACACTTAATGTCGGCCCTTGACAACTAACCCCTGCTCCGTATGTATTAACTGCGTATGGCCCCTGTAAGACTTGAACCGCTTGGTTTGTAACGTTTCCAGTAGCAGAAGCACTAGGCCCAGCAATATTAGTATTACTAGGAGCTGTTTGAGCCAACACAGGCGATACATATAAACCTACTGCGTAAAGACAGATATAGAATTTGTTGTAGATTTTTGCTCTGTAGTTCGATCTATCCATGTTTCTTTAGCCACTCCAGGTCCAAGATAGGTTTCACTAAACTGGAAAGGAGCACCTTGATTTATGATGGTATAATTTGCTCCAGGAGTCGGAGTAGCAGGAATGTTAATGTTTGTTCCAGTTACAGTGTATGATGTGCCAGTTGTATATTCAACTTGACGTATAGCTTCTACAATCTTTGTAGTTGTTTCTGTTGTTGCAGTAATCGTACCTCTGGTAAAATTAGGCACAACACTTTCAGCATATGCAGGAGTACAAATGACTCCCGCTGCTAAAAACAAAGCGGGAGTTATAAGTCTCATTTGAATACGCTTAATTCAATCGATCTTTGACCAGTAGCAGTAGTACCAGCACCACCAGCAGTTACTGTAGGAACTGATGTGCCTGAAAGAGTACCAGCGAGACTTCCAGCAGCACCAGCAGCAGTAGAGGTAATATTTCCATAAGGTGCAATTGCTCCAGTCGATACAGATGCGGGAGTGGTATCAGCATCGATTAAACTTTCTGAGAAAGTAAATGCTTGACCAGCGGTATTAATTGAATACGTTCCAGCACCACCTACACCACCAAATGTAGATGATTGAATATTTGTTCCTGATACGGAGTATTGTGCTCCGACTCTAATTGCTTGTGAAGCAGCAGCGTCAACCTTAAGTTGTACAGAGTCAGTTATCTTTGATGTAATTTCAGCGGCACTTACGGGAGTAATTAAAAATAACGAAAAGATAAAAGCTAATCTTTTCATTTTTTTATACCAATAGAGGCTAAAGATATTTATTCTATGGAGACCCTTGACAAGAAAAATGATTGCTGCTATACTAAATAGGTCATTACGTTAAAGAATGTAACACTTCTTTAATGTTTGTAACACCCGTTAACCGAGACCTATGGGTGTATAAATTACGTCTCTCATATCCCGCCTGAGGGTGGCGGGAGCATAGTATCACCACCATTTCCCTGATGGTCTTACTACTTTTTTAACAAATGACTGCTACAATCGCTAGACAACAACAATCGAATACTTGGGAACAGTTTTGCCAGTGGGTTACATCAACCGATAACCGTCTTTATGTTGGTTGGTTTGGAGTCCTCATGATTCCTTGCCTGCTTGCTGCTACTATCTGCTTCATCGTTGCCTTCATCGCTGCTCCTCCTGTGGACATCGACGGCATTCGTGAACCCGTTGCTGGTTCACTCATGTATGGAAACAACATCATTTCTGGTGCTGTTGTTCCTTCGTCCAATGCAATTGGACTTCACTTCTATCCTATTTGGGAAGCTGCTTCTCTTGATGAGTGGCTATATAACGGTGGGCCATTCCAATTGGTCGTCTTCCACTTCCTGATTGGTATCTATGCTTACATGGGTCGTGAATGGGAACTTTCCTACCGTCTTGGTATGCGTCCTTGGATCTGTGTTGCTTACTCTGCTCCTGTTGCCGCTGCTTCTGCAGTGTTCCTTGTCTATCCTTTCGGTCAAGGTTCCTTCAGTGATGCAATGCCTCTCGGAATCTCGGGCACGTTTAACTACATGCTCGTCTTCCAAGCAGAACACAATATCCTTATGCATCCTTTCCATATGCTTGGCGTGGCTGGGGTATTTGGTGGCAGCCTCTTTAGTGCTATGCACGGAAGTCTGGTTACGTCTTCACTCGTTCGTGAGACTACTGAAAACGAATCCCAAAACTACGGATATAAGTTTGGACAAGAAGAAGAGACCTACAACATCGTAGCTGCTCACGGTTACTTTGGACGATTGATCTTCCAGTATGCATCGTTCAATAACTCACGTTCGCTGCACTTCTTCCTTGCCGCTTGGCCCGTCGTTGGTATTTGGTTTGCTGCTCTTGGTGTTAGCACCATGGCATTTAACCTCAATGGTTTCAACTTCAACCAGTCGCTGCTTGACAACAATGGTCGTGTCATCAACACTTGGGCTGACATTCTGAACCGTGCTAACCTTGGCTTTGAGGTAATGCACGAGCGTAACGCCCACAACTTCCCTCTTGATCTTGCTGCTGCTGATATGACACCTGTTGCTCTGACTGCACCTGCAATTGGATGATTAGTTCGGAAACTGCTTATAAACTTGCAGAGATCATAAGAGATACATTTCCAAATTTGTATCGACCTCCAAAAGATTATAAGCCACCGTCTAAAAGACCACTTGACAAATAATCTCAAACCACCTAGAATGTCTAGGTGGTTTTTTATTACCTATGACTGAATACACTATTTGGGTTGGTGGTGAGCATCCTTGGGCACGTACCTATCTTGGAGAAATTGGAGCTGTAGAACTTACTGAAGAGCAGGTTGAAAATTATTTTACCTTTAATGAAGAAGGTGAAATTGATTTTGACCATGATGTTCTAGCAGAAAAAAGTGATTGTTGGAGTGGAGAGGATACTGATCTTCCTACTTGGGATACGATTACAGATGGCTGTATGGGTTGGGGAGCTTATACGGATCAGTATGTGGGGGTTTGCAAAACTGAAGATGATGAAGAATCAATTTTTCTTGCCGAAGTTGAATCACTTGGATATTACACCAATGAAGAAATTCTTGAAGGTGTTCACATTGAAGACGAGCAAGATTCTGCGATTGTTGAATATGATGATGAACTTTGTTCACCATCTGGAGTTTGGATGCTTTATCATTCAGTAGAGAAAGGAAGTTATCAAGGAACATTTAGTCTTCCTGATGATGAAGAATTTGATCCTAAAAAATTAGTAGTTGAAATTCAACAGATTGCTGATGCATTTACCATTGTTACTGGCGCTAGATACAATGGAGAAAATATTGAAATGTCTGGTGATAGTGATGGTAAAGGTATTGATTGGTACATCTGCTATGGTGAACAATTGATTAAATTTAAATAAAATTTACCTCTTTTTTTAATTCTAAATACCACAGATATTTCGTTAAAAAAATTGGAACAACATCTTGGAACACATTATATCCTTGAAGCTTGTAATGCACATGCAGAGTTGTTAAATGATAAGGATTATATAATGGAATCTTTAAGAAGAGCCATTACAATATCAAATGCAACTTTAATGGATGAAATATCTGTGGAGTTTACGCCACAAGGAATTACTGCAGTTTGTTTATTATCAGAATCACATCTATCAATTCATACATGGCCCGAAAAAAATTATGCAGCTATTGATATTTTTACATGTGGAGATCATTGCAATCCTTTAAAAGCATGTAACTATCTCGTAGAAGCATTTAAATCTGAACAGCCTAGGATACAGGTTATTAATAGAGGTTATTGACAAACAGCACTATTTTTACTATAATTGTTAGAGAAAGAATTATGAAAATGAATTTTACTGTATACTCAAAAGATGGTTGTCCTTATTGCAATAAGATTGTTCAGTTTCTTGAGCAAGCAAATTTAAGTCATGTCGTCTATAAACTGAACGACCACTTTACTAAGGAGCAATTCTATCATCAGTTTGGTGAGGGTTCTACATTTCCACAAGTTCTTTTAAATGATCAGCTTCTTGGTGGTTGTGCAGATACAATTGCTCACCTTTTAAATGAAGGTTATGTAAAAATTTAATGTTGTCAATATGACTACAATAAATAAAGGTGTTGAATTGATGCTTCGTCGTAAAAGGAGGAAAGAACCCAAACCCAAAAATTTTTTTATTAAGTTTGGTAAGATGGTGACTTTCTTCCGAAAAGAAATAACCATCTACTTTGAATTATCCTTCGATGTAAAGGACATAAAGTAGAGGAGAACACAAATGGAATTATTAGCTTTTTCGATAACATTCACCGTTTTATTTTCATTAATGTTTCTGATTGTGGGTGGATTAGTTGGTTGGGTAGCCAAAGATTATTTTAAGAAAAAGCGAATCCATCCAGAAATGTTTGATGAAAATGGTACGTTGATTCCAGACGAAGTAATTGCATTTAGATTTGATGCAATGGAAGAATATGATGAAGATGAAGATGAGTAATTAATTTAAGGAGTTGAAATGAAATTACCTAATAATCCGTTGATGTCGGAAATTCTACAAAAAGTATCTAACGCAAAAACAAAAGAAGAAAAATCTGCTATCCTACAGCAGTATGAAAGTCCAGCATTAAAATCTCTTTTAATTTGGAATTTTGATCCTTCACTTAAAAGCTGTTTACCTGAAGGTGAAGTTCCATATACACCTAATGATGCTCCAGCTGGAACAGAACATACAAGAATTCAAAATGAATATAGAAAGTTCTACCACTTTATTGAGGGTGGAGACTATGAAATGTCGAAATCAAAAAAAGAAGTTCTCTTCATTCAATTGATCGAGGCTTTGCATCAAGATGAGGCTGAAATTGTATGCTTAGTAAAGGATAAAAATCTTGGAAAAAAATATCGAATCACTCACAATGTCGTCAAAGAAGCCTATCCCACAATTCAATGGGGAAATAGATCGTAGTATCGATACTGTTTGGACAAAACAGGAAAAAGAAGAAATCAAAAAAACTGGTGTAAAAATCTTACATGAGAAATGTGATAAACTTCTTGCAGAATCTAAACAACTTCCTTTAGATTCTTACTTGGTAGCATATGAAGTAAATGGTGTTACCTTATATGATATTGTTCAATGCTCTGCTAAAGTAAAAATTTTTGATGCTTACTATGATAAGTTTGGAGCAGGAGCATTGAAATCTATGAAGTGGACAGATGGTACAGTTAATCCAAAATTATACGGTGCAACTAAACCAGAACAACCTAAGAAGCGTGGCAGATAAATAAAAAAAAGGTTTTAATATAGATGAAAACGTTTTCTAATTTTATTGTGGAAGCTGCTGGAACTGGATTTGCTCAGATGAGTGATGCAGACTTTGAGAGATGGGTCACCGCAAATCCAGCTGCTGCCGCAAAGGCAAGAGAAATTAGAAATAAATTTAAACAAACATATAATCAAGCACAAAACGCTGCAAAAAATAGTGGAGGAGCAACTCCTCCACCAGAACCTCCAAAGACACAAACACCAAATCAATCTGGTGCGTTAGGGAGATTGGGTCGAGGAGCAATGGGTGCTCTAACTGTGGGTGCTACTGGGTATGATATTTACGCAGGCACAAAAGAGAGGCAAGCAAAAGGAGAACCATTAGCAACAGCTCTTCCAAAAGCATCTGCCGAAGCTGGTGGTGGACTTGCAGGCATGACCGCAGCATCAACTGCTGCATCTAGAATTCTTCCTAAAAATCCTTGGATTAATATTCCTGGAAGTGTTGTTGCTGGCGCACTTGGATACACTGCAGGACAATCCGCAGCATCAAGTGTGATTAAAAAGTTAGAAGATCCTTTTGGTGGTAAAGAAAGAATGAAACAAATTGATGCTGCTCGTGCAAAACAATCTGATAGATTAAGCAATCAACGTGTTCAAGCAGCTGTTCAATCTTCTAGACAGCAGGCATCAAAAGCTAATGTTTATGGTGCTACTAAAGGGTCTGGGATTGTAGGAACTGGAAGACCAACTACTTTCAATCAAAAAGCCAACACAGTTACCACTGGTGGAAAGACGGTACAACTTCCCAAAACACAGATTCTCCCTGGTGGTAGAGTAGGAGATCTGGCATACCGTGGTGGTAAAGCAACATATCTTGCAAGAGCTTCTGTAGCATCTAGAGATACTGTTGATAAGAGCGGAATTGGCGCTTATGCCCTTAGACAGTTATCACGAACTACGGGAATTGGTGGTCAAAGAGAAAGAGATATTGCTGCTGCCAATAGAGAACGTCAGCAAGCAATGCAAAATACTTTAAGATATAGAAAGCAACTTGGCATCACTGGAACTGGAGTTTCAAAGCCACCCAAAAAATAACTTGACTTTCTCAAAACAATACTGTATAATACTGTAGTCTATTTTCATTTCTATGAATAATGTAAAATTGATTGCCATCACTCAAGGTGCTGGTGAATTGATCAATAAAAATGCACAAGAAGTAATTTCATATATTGCTAGAGTCAGTAATCCAAATAATCAACTTAACTTTGATACTGCAGCAGGACTTCTCAAATACTGCATCAAACATGAGCATTGGAGTATCTTTGAGCAAGCTTACATGACTCTAGAAATTAATACGACTAGAGGAATTGCTGCTCAAATTTTACGTCATAGAAGTTTTACATTCCAAGAATTTTCGCAGCGTTATGCAGATACTAATCTGCTTGCTGACCAAATTGAAATTCCAGATCTGCGCCGTCAAGATACAAAAAATCGTCAGAATTCAATTGATGATTTGAATCCTCGTGACAAAGCATACATGGAGGGGATGATTGAGATGCACTTTAAAGAATCTCAAGATCTTTATAATAAACTTCTTGAGAATGGTGTGGCAAAGGAATGTGCTAGATTTGTACTTCCAATTGCAACTCCAACCAAAATTTATATGACAGGCAGTGCTAGATCTTGGATTCATTATATCAATCTTAGATCTGCACATGGCACACAAAAAGAACATATGATGATTGCAGAGCAATGTCGCTGTGTATTTGTCAGTAAGTTTCCAACAATTGCTGAAGCACTTGATTGGACATGTAACGATCAATCAGCAATTTTAATTGAATAGGAGGTCTTATGCCAACATATCCTGTGTTTAATAAAGTAACTGGAGAAAAACAAGAACTCTACATGTCTATGGTAGAGTATGATAAATGGAGAAAAGAAAATCCAGACTGGGATAAAGACTGGTCTGCTGGAACTGCAAGCGCCGTTAGTGGTGTTGGCGACTTCCAAAATAAAACCGATGGTGGATGGAATGAAGTTCTTCATCGTGTTTCAAAAATTCCTGGTTCTGTAGTAAAACCCTATAAGTAAATTACATGGCAAGAAAAAAACAAATCTCTCAAGTTGGCATCGGCATGAGTGCCAAACAGCTTCGTCGTAAGAAGCCAATCAATGACGATTTTCTAATTGACATTGAACCCCTTACAGATAATCAAAAAGTTCTTTTTGATGCTTATGAAAAGGGACAAAATCTTTTTGCCTATGGTGCTGCTGGAACAGGTAAAACATTCATCACCATGTATCTCGCATTGCGTGATGTTCTGGATTCCACCACTCCATATGAAAAACTTTATATTGTACGATCACTAGTTGCAACCAGAGAGATTGGTTTTCTTCCTGGAGACCATGAAGATAAATCTTCACTTTATCAGATTCCTTATAAGAATATGGTAAAATATATGTTTGAGATGCCTGATGATCCTTCCTTTGAGATGCTCTATGGCAATCTTAAAACGCAAGAAACTATCTCATTCTGGTCAACCTCATTCATCCGTGGTACTACGTTTGATAATTCAATTCTTCTAATTGATGAATGTCAAAACTTGAATTTCCATGAACTTGATTCTATCATCACTCGTGTTGGTGAAAATTGTAAGATCATGTTCTGTGGTGATGCAACTCAATCCGATTTGATCAAAACCAATGAACGCAATGGTATCATCGATTTCACCAAAATTCTTATGGCTATGCCTGAGTTTGACTGTATTGAATTTGGGGTTGAAGATATTGTCAGATCTGGTTTAGTAAAATCCTACATCGTTAATAAATTGGCACTGGGGTTCTAATGTTTACTCACCTTGATATTGAGTTTCCTGAAATGGAAACAACCTATGTGGATGGAAACCGATACTATCCTTCTCCATCCACAGGGAATTTGTATCCATCTATCACTTCGATTACGTCACATTACAATCGTCAAGTTTTTAAAGATTGGCGAGCAAAAGTTGGTGATAAAGAAGCTGATCGAGTTATCAAAGAGTCTACTACACGAGGAACTTCTTTTCACAAATCCGCACAAGATTATCTAGAAAATAAAGTTGTTGAACATGAATCTCCAGAAATTGAATTCATGTTTGATGCCACTAAACCGTTTCTAGATAAGATAAATAATATTCATGCTATTGAGAAATGTTTGTATAGCGATGTGTTAGGTATCGCTGGACGAGTAGATTGCATCGCTGAATATGAAGGTGAGCTTGCAATTATTGACTTTAAAACTTCTAAAAAAATAAAACCAGAAGCGTGGATCCAACAGTATTTCGTACAAGAAGTTGCCTACGCTTGTATGTATTATGAGATGACTCAAAAAGTTGTTAAAAAACTTATTACTATCATGGTAACTCCTGATGGTGAGGTTAAAGTATTTGACAAAAGAGATAAGAAGGAGTATATTGTATTATTGAAGAAGTACATTAACCAATTCGTACAGGACAAATTAACAGAATATGGAAGTAGTAAATGAACGAGAACTGGAACAAGAGTTAAAAAGTAAATTTTTAAATCAAGCAAAATTTTCAACTGATATTGAAAATTTTGTTAAGTCTGGTAACATCAATTACATAGAAGCAATTGTTCAATACTGTGAACAGTATAGTATTGAATTAGAAAACGTTCCAAAACTTTTATCTAAACCTTTGAAAGAAAGAATTAGATGCGAAGCAATGGAACTAAATTATTTGCGTCGTTCGTCAAAGGCAAAACTTGCAATTTAAAATGACTCCTATTGATTGCTATAGGACATATCTGGCATTCAAGAATCATTTCTCAAAACCATCTTTTGATTATTTTAAATACAACGGCAAAACAAAAGCAACACCAGATTCTTTTCATAAAAGAAAGGATCGATACTTTTTTGAAAAAATGTCGAGACAAAAAAGTGATCAAGAGATCAAGGAATATTTTCTAGCAAATTTTATTGAATGTGATAATCCACAAAAACTTTGGATTGGTGAAATCATTAATTCGGGAAATGATTATTACACTCAATGGAAGACACGATCTGAAAAATTAACCTATCAGTTTAGAGAAGAGATCTCTCATTTATTTGATGATCAAACTATTGATGATGTAATTAAATGCAAGATCGGTAATCACTCCAAGTTGCTTAAAGAGCATATGATAAATAAGGTGTCTATTGAGACACTTGTGATTTTAGATATGATCTTGCATTTTGTGGATGATTATGATAAAATGTTGGACGATCCTATTTGGCAATTTTATAGCTTTAAAATTAAAAAGTATCGACCATTTTTAAATATCGATTCGACAAACTTTAAAAAAATTCTAAAGGAGAAATTAATTCATGGAACTGACTGATCAACAACAACATCTGAAAGCTTGCATTGAGCAACAAAAAGAATTGCTTGATGACATGCAAAAGCTTCAAGGGCAAGTAGCTGAAAAGCGTGATCTTGCTGTGAAGCTTCAAGGTATTATTGAATACCTGCAGGGACAGGGAGTTGAACTTCCAAAGGAAGAAGCACCTGCACCTGAAGTAGCTGAAGAAGCCAAAGCAGATGAGTGATTTCTTTGACTCCGAAATAGTCAAAGAAGAAGTAGCTGCAATAAGTGCTTTGCAACAAAGAGTTATGCAAAGCACTCTGGGCTTTGCAACAACATTTGATTATGAAGAGAAAAAACATTACATGCAATTGCTGAAGGATTTATTTGAAAAGCAGAAAATTCTCTACATGAGATTTTCTCTTTCCGATGATCCAGATGCTAGAGCTATGATTGATAGAATGAAAATTGTAGCTACACGGATGGGAATACCATCAAATTTAAGCATGTTAGAAATTTTTGATTATCTTGACCAGAAAATTAAAAACATGGAAAAGGCACTTGACACTCGCAAGTGATCCTGCTATACTAACAAAGACCACATCCAACGTATCCAATTAATCCAATGTCGTTTTCTAATCTTAAGAAACAATCCTCTCTCGGCAGCTTGACTGCCAAACTTCAAAAAGAAGTTGAAAAACTGAATAGCAGTGCTTCCAATACTGATGATCGCATTTGGAAGCCTGAAGTAGATAAAACTGGTAATGGCTATGCAGTTATTCGTTTTCTTCCTGCCCCTGAAGATGAAGGTATTATTCCTTGGGTGAAAATGTATAATCATGCTTTCCAAGGAACTGGTGGTTGGTTGATTGACAACTGCCTCACTACCACTGGTGGTAAATGTCCTATTTGCGAAGCAAATACTCTTCTGTGGAATAGTGGCTCTGATGCTAACAAAGAAATTGCTCGTGGTCGCAAACGCAAGATGTCTTATTACAGCAACATTTATGTAATCAAGGATCCTGCAAATCCTGGCAATGAGGGTAAAGTATTCCTCTTTAAATACGGTAAGAAAATCTTTGATAAGATTCAAGCTGCCATGAATCCTGAATTTGAAGATGAAGAAGCACTCAATCCTTTTGACTTTTGGCAAGGTGCTGATTTTAAACTGAAGATCAAAAAGGTTGCTGGTTATTGGAACTATGATAGTTCTGAATTTGCACGTCCTTCTGCTTTGCTTGATGGTGATGATGATGCACTGGAAGCTCTGTGGAAGAAAGAATATTCTCTGAATGAGATTATTGCTGCAGACAAGTTTAAATCTTATGAACAGCTCAAGGATCGTCTTGAAGTTGTTCTTGGCAAATCATCCTCTGCTCCTAAAGATGAGTCTTTTGAAGATGAAGATGATGGTCGTATGCCAACTCCCTCTGTTGAAGAGATTCGTGAGGGAAAGTCTGGTGGAATGAAAGCTCAAAGTGTTTCATCCTCTTTTGATGATGAAGATGATGACTTGAGTTATTTCCAAAGACTCGCTGAGTCGTGATAGATTGGGGGCGCAAGCCCCCTCTTTTAATATGAATAAGAAGACTAAATTTATTTTTGATAAGACCAAAAATGTTCAACATGGAAATAAAACTTTTTTTGAACATTTACAGAACACATCTAAAATAATAGAACAATATTTCCCAGAACAACAACATCTAATTGATGCTGGTTTATTTCATGCAATATATGATACTTGTTATTTTAAATTTGATTCTGACGCTGATAGAGAATCTGTAAATAAATTAATTGGTGAACGTGCAGAAGAACTTGTTTATCTTTATGCAACTTTAGATAATAGAATAGAAAAAATCTTAGAACATAAGTTTGATTCCGATTTGCAGAAGGAGTTATATATCTTAGAGTATGCAAATTTGTTGGATCAGATTATTGAATTAGATGACAATACTTTTGAACAATTTAAAAAGATTCAAAAGAGACTCGTAACTTATTACAATATTAATATGACTAATAATTTTTATAAAGATCAGTTGTTTGTTTATGATGATAAACTTACTAGGGCTCAATTAAATCATTTACATCGGTATTGTATACAATCAAATTATAAGTTTGAACATACCAGTGATCCATTGTTTCCTTCTAGAGACCTTAGATTTACATGTCATTTATCTCCTAAAGAACTTGAAGATTCTGGAGTGTTGCCCTCGGTACAAAAAATTGTAAACGAATTAAAGCAAACATTGTACTTGTATGATTTTTATATCAATCATTATCCACAAGTATCTTATGTCAATAGACATATAGATGCAGCATTTCCTGGTTGTTTAACAATTATATTTTTTTGCAATAAGTATTGGGATGAAACTTGGGGCGGAGAGTTGAAAATATATGAAGAAAATTCTACTGTACATCGAGTAGTAGATTTTGTTCCAGGTAGAATTGTTGTATTTGATTCACAAATTGAACACAAAGTTATGCCTCTAACTCCTTTTGCACAGACGGATAGATTTACCTTAGCAATAAAAGTTTTTAATGATCCACAGAACGTAAGTAAAATGGATCGAAGTTTAATGATTGAATTAAATCCTCAATAATTATGATCGTCTAGGATTGGATGTTTTTAAAGTCCTTATGTCAACGTACTCAGAGGATGGTTCGTTAGCAAACGCAAGTCTTAAATCTTCTTCTACCAAACTAATATATTCCTGTCTCAATGCATAGATGTTTCTCTTGTCATCATTTTTTCTAAGTTCATATTCATAATTTGAAACTGAAATTATGCAATTATTATCTTCAATTAATTGTGATCCATCTGAATAACTGATAGTAAAGTCTTCACCAACTACAAGACCTGCTGGAAGTATGATACTATAGTCAGATGCTTTAACTTCTTTAGTTTCATAATGATGTATTTGAGATAATTCTTCTGGAGTATATTTTTGATTCAAATATAAATTTAAATCTGCTTGACTTAGGGGCCAATCTTCTCTAATGTTTTGAATATTATTTGTGATTAGAATGATCCAATCTAAGTTTGGATCACCATATAAAAGTTCAGCTACATTATCTGGTCGATCATCACCTACAATCGAATACTTTTCAAACGCAGTAAAAATGTTTATAAAGTCTTCACGTATTTTTGCTCTTTTAAAAATATTCTTAATCAGCGTGTAGTCATTGGAAGATGATCTCTCATTTCTGAGAGATGGGTAATATAAATTTGGTAAGTATCTGAAATAAGCCATTAGAATCCTACGCTATCTTCTGCAATGTTTGCATATTCATTAGCAAAGAGAGGAGTCAATTCATGAAAAACTAAACTAATAACACTAGTTACTGGTTGAGAATCATCACCATAAGCTGCCCAACCTACACCATCGGGTGTATAATCAACACGGAAATCTAATAAGGCACAAATCTTTGGCTGAGGCAATGCTTCATTACGTTCGTTATTTGCTTTTGTGTATTGAACTACAAAAACATTAGGTGTCTCCATAAAAATTGCACCAGTTTCACTGATGTATGGTAAACTATTTACCTTAAACCATCTTATCATTTTTCTAATTCTTGCAGAATCATCTGGATTTCTTGGAGATAATTTCCAAGTAAAATCAAAAGATCTTAATTTAGGTCCTTTAAATAATAATTCTGCATTATTATTTACAACGCTTCCTGTAGATCTTGCTAAAACTTGTAAAGGATCTACTTGAATTCCAAGAGAGCCTACGATATCTTTAGTAACATCATTTACAATTTGTTCCCTTAATGCACCATTTCCTGCTGCAGCATAAGCATCTGCTAATGCTACCCATGCCTCAAGAGATTGAAATCCTTTAAAACCAGTGCGTAATAAACCAGCAGCGCCACCAAGACTGCCTTCATACTTATCACGAACTGCACTGAATAGTCCAAGAGCTAAAGTATTTATAGCACCAACACCCCATTCAGCTCCAACAGCATCTCTTACTGAAAGTGGCATTGGGAGTATAACTTCTCCACGATAATCATAATCTTTAGATTCATAATTATATCCTTTAAAAACTTGATTCTTACTTATAATACCACTTTTATAAATCCCTGCATTTCTTTGACCTTTTAAAAAGTCTTTTTGCGGTGGAACATATTTTAATGCTTTAATTCTTATGGTATCTTGTGAATATTCTATACCACCACCATTTGATTGTACTAAAAGATCTGATGGAAATACAATTACACCAGAAGTTTTTGGAGGTGTTGCTTGAGTTAATTCTTGAACAAGAGCCTCATTCGTTACTCTAAAATTAAATGAAGCTGCATCTGTATTATCTAGATACTTTCCAACTCTTTCAGATTGTTTATCAAACAATACTTCATTTGCAACTGCTGCGGATCCTGATGCAAATGAATTTCCCTTTAACTCAACGTTAACTTTTTTATTAATCTCTGTTAAGTTTGAATTAATAAAATCAATTGTTTCTTCTCTACTAAGAACTTTTCTTCTAATATCTGCAGAACCTAAACTTATTGGAACACCATTTACTTGTGCCGCACTAACAACTTTTCCAGAATCATCAACGTAAATATACGTGTCTTGACTTCCTTGAACCTCATTGTTATATTGTTGTATTTGAATTGCCTTCAATCCTTTTAATTTGGATAGGGTATCCGCCATTAGCTAGACCACACTGTATTAGGTTTTACTCGTTGATTGTATTTATCGACAAATAAGTCAGTTACAAATTGACCACATCCTCTAACATCTTCATCAGGAACTCGATAAATCATATCAATTCCTTGTGGATAATATGAGTGGAAACATTTGTCAGGAACTGGTACGATTGAATCCACAGAACCTTCTGCTATAAACCCACGAATGCTTGGATCTAAGTAATGAAAATTTATTCCATATATTAAACCTTGTTTCCCAATGTGTGTAATTTTTGCAAAAGGAAATCGATCATAGTAAGGATAACGATCTGGAAATGATGCTGTGTAATTAAAATAATATATTTTTCCTAACTCTAATCCATAAGTATCGTTAAAATCACTATCTCTATATTGGTTATTTACTTTTTCAAGTTCTTCAAATAGACGATTTCTATACCAGTCTTGAGATTGAAATCTTCCTCCAAGTTCTTGTTTAATTTGATTCTTAATAACCTCGGATGGTTTCATAATCCCAAATCTTCTTCTGTTAAAATTTTAAATGTCATTGATCTGTCACTACACCAATCTTTAGCAGCATCCCATTTGGCAGTATTTTTTACATACTCAAACACACTTTGCTTCCAATACTTTGTTTTTCTTTTGGGATTTTTTTCTGGTTCCTTAAGCTGTTTCTTTGGTTTTATTTCAATTAAATATTTTTTTACTTCTCCAGTCTTTTCTTTTACCTTAATATAAAAGTCTACAAAATAACGGTGATAGCGATTATCAATTGGTGATCGATATGGTATTACTATTTCCTCACTACCCCACTCTAAGATATTTGGATTCTCATCACAGTATTTCATGAAAATTAATTCCCATGATGATCTGTAAACTATATTTGTAGGATCGCCTTTATACTTCAGATAATTTTTGGGAGAAAATTTCCCTTGATAATACATATACATAGTATAAATACCCGAAATATTTAGCTTGCTAGATGTCAAGTAACACCAGGCTTTATTATCCAATAGAACAAATAAGAAATACTTTTTCAAAAGTATCTCTTAATACATTTTATAAAGTTGCATTTCCATTGAGCAACAGATCTGCTGGGAATGCAGGACTTGTTAGTTGGCTTAAAACTGCTGGAATATATGATACAATAGATAGTGAAGGATTGGATCCAATTGAAGCGATTGAATTGCTATGTTCAGGAACGGTTCTTCCAGGTCCAAACTTTAAGACTACAGATACAATTGGTAATAGACAAGGAGTTATAGAAAAGTATCCAATTTTACGTCAGTATCCTGAACTGACAATGACGTTTTATGTGGATCATAATCATAAGATCATAAGATTTTTTGAAGAATGGATTAACTTTATTAACCCATTATATTCTGGCAATGGTGTGGTTACTTCTTCAGATCAGGGGCAAGATTATCCTCTTGCTGGCAATGAAAATAATTTTATGAAATTTAGATATCCAAATGATTATTGCCAACGTATTTTAGTAACTAAATTTGAAAAAGATCTAAATACATCGACGAGAATAAATTCACAACAAGTTAGAACTTTTAATAGTAGCTATTTAACCTATGAATTTATTCAAGCATACCCATCTAATATTATTGTTTCACCAGTTAGCTATCAAGCTAGTGAAATATTAACGTTCACAGTTAACTTTAATTATTCTCGTTATATTATTAGGAGAAATTTGGCTGCGGCAAAAATATATGAGTCTGCAATAACTGTTCCAGATTCGGCGGTAAGAGATGCACTGCAACCTAACGAACAAACTTTTAATACTAATAGTTTGGGAAACGTTCTTACAAATGAATACTATAATAATTTTGGTGATCGAAGACAAGATGCTACGAATACGGCAAACTTCTTTGGAGCTGCCTAATAAATAAATTTACCTGACTCTATACTATGCCTTTACCAGAAATTACTGTACCCCAGTTTGAGCTTGTTCTTCCTTCAAATAAAAAGAAGATTAAGTTTAGACCATTTATTGTAAGAGAAGAAAAACTTTTAATCATTGCTTTAGAATCTAGAGATCCTCAACAAGTTACAAATACAATTAAACAAGTTTTATCTAATTGTATTTTGACAAAAGGAATTAAGATTGATGAGTTGCCTTCTTTTGATATTGAATATTTGTTCTTAAATATTCGTGCTAAGGCAATTGGTGAAGCGATTGAACTCAATATTACCTGTATAGATGATCCTGAAATCAAAATTCCAGTAACCTTATTTGTGGATGAAATTCAGGTTCAATATCCTGAGGGACATACTGATAAAATTAATATGGAAAATGGATATTATTGGAAGATGAAATATCCATCTTTAAATCAATTTATTGAAAACAACTTTGACGTTTCAGAAAAATCTTCTGAGAATGTTGAGAGATCTGTAAAACTCATTGCATCATGTATTGAAAGTGTTTATAACGATGAAGATTGTTGGATGGCATCTGATTGTACTGATACTGAATTAATTTCTTATGTTGAAAAATTAACTCCAAAACAATACAAAAAAATTGAGGAGTTTTTTAAAACAATGCCTAAATTATCTCATACAATTACAGTTGTTAATCCAAATACAAATAAAGAAACTAGTGTCGTTTTGGAGGGCTTATCCGATTTTTTCGGCTAGCCCTAGCCAAAGAAGATCTTGAAACTTATTACAGGATCAACTTTGCGCTAATGCATGTACACAAATATTCATTAACTGAAATTGAAAACATGATGCCATGGGAGAGAGAGATATATCTTGAACTTCTAAAACAGTACATAGAAGAAAAGGAAGCAGAGAAACAAAAAAATGGATGAAGAATCGCCAAAACCATTAAACATCAGTAAATTTTTTGGTAGAGGAGAGGAGTCTCTTGTGGAAGCTGCTGCTCCACAACCTGCAGTTAAGACCCCCATATTATCTGGAGGATTTGATTTATCTAATCTATTGAATATTATCAATACTCAAATAGATTTGAAATCTGAAAGTGATGATTTAAAAGAAGATGTTGAAAATATAAGATTGCAAAGTTTGGTTGATAGTTTAACAGGTAGAGTAAACAAATTAACATCAGAATTGTCTGGATTGTTTTCATTAATTATCGGAGACATAAAGGAAAGAGATTCACAAAAAAGAGCAGAATTAAAATTAGCAATACAGCAACAGTCTGAAATTTCAAAGGCAGTTGCATTGCAAGCTTTGCAACAAGGTGCTGGACAAATAGCAGAAACTTCAGAAGCATCTAAAGAAGAAGTTGTAGGAACAATGGAATCCAATCGACAAATGGATTTATTAACTGCTTCTTTAGGGTTGGGTGCAGGATTTTTAACAGAAAGACTTAATAACCAAGATAATCAAGATAAATTTGATTATCCTGGTGGAACTCTTTCTATGAAAGACTTAGTTAATCTTGCTGAGCAAGTAGGGTTCAAAGGAGACAACATACCTCTTGCTGCAGCAATTGCTATGGGGGAATCTCGTGGAGACCCTGCAATTGATACTGTGAAATCTGGTACAGATCCAGATATGAAAAATGAATATTCAATTGGACTGTGGCAAATCAACTGGTTAGCACATAAAGGTGGAGCTGCTCTTACACAATTAGGCGTAACCAATCCAGATCAATTGCGTGATCCTATGACAAATGCTAAAGCAGCCTTAGCAATTTCTGGAGGATCTAATTTTTCACCATGGACTGTATACACTGGAGGAACTTATAAGGCATATCTGGATAGTGCTAAAAAGGAATATGAAGGATCGACAAATAATAATGAACAAGCATCAGCAACTCCAGCAGCTCAAACTCAACCAATAGCAAGTGCAAGTCTTAATAAACCTGCAGCAACTGGAGATCCATCTTCTGTAGCAAAAATATCAACTCCAGGAGCTATGGTTTCTGCTGCACAAGTTGAATTGAATACAAAAACATTGATGCAAGATACTGCTGAATCACAGAACATGATTGCAATTTTACCTCCAGCAGCACAACAACAAAGTGCTCCAGCATCTTCAGTATCGGATACATCTGCAGATGCAACGAACCCAATTTTCTCTGCAGTAAATAGGAACGATCCATATCCAGCATCGATAGCTTTACAAACTAATGTTGTTGTTTAAGTATCATGGCTAAAATAACAGCAGCTGATGTTGAAAAGGACATACAAAATGTTAATATTAGATTGCAAGGATTAGATTATCTTATTAATAAAAATGAGAATGAATATCTAACAAAAAAAAGTTTACTTAAAACTAATGAAGGCATTTTAAAAACAATCAAAAAAAGTATTCAAAGAGAAGAAGATGAATACAATAATCAAATACAAGATAACGAAGAAACTGCAGTACAGAAAGTAAATAGAAAACGTATAGAAGAAAATAGAAAAGAACAGCAACGAAATGTTGATTCAAAAGTAGATAGACTTATTCTACAATCAATGATGGGAGTTGGTGCTGGTGGTTTATTGGCATCTCAAATTCAAGAAACAGTAACAGGTTCTAAACCAGATGGAACAAATGGAAGATTAAAAGCAGATCAATTAAAAGATGTTGGTGATGGTTTTAAATTATGGACACCAGCTGCAGATGCATATCTTGAAATGAAAGCAGCAGCTGCAAAAGATAAAGTGTATTTTAAATTGAGTAGTGCTTATAGAACTGTAGAAGAACAGCAGGCTCTTGTGGATGAATTGGGAACATGGAGTCCAACAAATCCAGGTGCAGCACCACCAGGAACATCAGCACATGGTTGGGGCATTGCAATTGACATTAGTTCTCCAGGAGCACAGCAATGGATTAACAGATATGGTGCAAAGTATGGGTGGGTTCCAACAGTTTCAAATGAACCATGGCACTTTGAATGGAGAGGTGGACAACCTAAAGCGGAACCAGTATCAAATACAAACGTACAAAAAATAAGTCAAACTCCAACAAAAACAAGTGCAGGTCTTATATCATTCAATACTCCTCAAGCACCAGAACCATCGTATCCATTACTTCAACCAGAAATTGCTTCTGCTGCGAGTAAGCCAATAAATAAACCTAGACCCAATCCGTTCTTTATTGTACCTACTGGTTAATGTCTGCAGAAAATAGTTTTGAATATGGTCAGTTTAAATTAAAACTTCTCAAATCAAGTTCCAATCTTACGGAAATTAATTTGGGATCAAATTCTATTTCCAGTTTTTCATTATATGAAAATGTGATGTCTCCTGGAATGACTGCTAACATTGTGTTTGGGGCAGTAGATATTCTTGGTTCAAATGGTCTTGAATTATATGGTGGGGAAGAGTTAACTGGTTCTATAAGAGTTCCTGAATTTCCTGAAACAGAAATCAGAATTTCTTTTAGAGTCAGAAGTATGCAAGTCATAAAGCAATCAAACAAAAGTGTTTATAATTTAGAATTAGTCTCATTTGAAACACTTAAGAATGAAGTTGTTAGAATACCAAATAGATTTGATGGTAATATAGCCACTAGTGTAGAAAAAATATTCAAAGCTCTTGGTAGTAATAAAAATATAAAAACAGAAGCAACATCGAACAAATATTCTTTTATAGGAAATAACAAAAGACCATTTGATTTGTTTACATTTTTAATGCCAAAGGCAGTATCATCTGGTGAGAAAAAATCACCAGGATATTTTTTCTTTGAAACCCAAGATGGATTTGTTTTTAAAAGTATTAACACGCTTTTAAAGGGATCTAATGATACATTAATTTACACTCAAGATGAAGCAAAGGTTGAAAAAAATGCTGGAGAAAAATATAGAATTTTGACTTCTTATGTTCAAAAAAACAATGACATCTTGAATTCATTAAGACTTGGAATGTATTCAAACAATAACTTCTTTTACAATTTGTATACTAATGAGCCAAAATTTGTTGACTATAAACTACAACAGAAGTATAATAAAGAGATAGAAACCTCAGCACAAAAACTAACAGAAACATATCCACCATTACCAGGAAACATACAAGAATTTCCCTCTAGATATTATGTTAGAACTTTAGATGTTGGGAATCTAGATAAAACTGGCAAGCTGAGTACGGATACAATGTATCCAGATCTACCTAAATATCAATCAGAAGCTGTGGTAAGATACAATCTTCTATTTTCACAAGTGTTGAAAATTACTATTCCATGTAATCCATCTTTAAGAGTTGGTCAAGTAATAGAATGTAGAATTCCAGAATCAGCTTCCACTTTGAAAAACAAAAGTTATGAGTCTCAAAATACAGGTCGTTATATGATATCTGCTTTATGTCATGCATTCGCTGGTAAACAATGTTATACTAGTCTTGAATTAATTAGAGATTCTTACGAAATTAAAACTCAGATAGCATAAAATGGAAAACATCGAAGCACACATCAAAAAAGATAAAGAGATACTTGAAGATCCCACGGTATCTCCACAAATGCGTCGTCACATTGAGGGTGAACTTGAAGAATTAAAATCCTATCAAGAACGTCATCCTGAAGATACGCATGATCCAACTCCACTTGAACTTTATTGTGATACAAATCCAAACGCTCCCGAATGTAAAATTTTTGAAGACTAATGTTTCTTGATCAATCTTCCAATCAATTAGTTAAAACACACTATCTTGGAAGAGATGGTTTTGTATGGTGGCTTGGAGCTGTTTCAGTTCCTGCATCTTCCAAATCAAGCACATCAAATCTTCCTGCAAAGAAAGACAAAGAACCTCTATATTACAATAGAGTAAAGGTAAGAATTTTTGGTTACCACACTAAAGATGGTGGTAAATTACCAGACACTGATTTGCCATGGGCACATATTTTAGTTCCACCTGGAACTGCAAATGGTGTACTTTCGCAAGGACAGGCACATCAATACAAAGGTGGAGAAACTGTATTTGGATTTTTCTTAGATGGTGATGATGGGCAGCAACCTGTCATTGTTGGATCTTTGTATAAAGGATCTGACATTAGAGATAAAATTAGCACCACACAAGTTGTTCAGCAACAAAGTTCTGAATTTTTATCAGTAAGCCCTGGTGAATTGGGGCAGCATCAAATACCTGTAGGAAATAATACTCCAGGTGGACAAAATGTTATAACGGGTGTAGGTAGTTCTACTAATGCTGGAATATCTACGGCACAATCCAAGAGTGGAATCGAAGATAAAGCAAGACAGAAACCACAGTTTTGTACATTAGCTGATAAAAAGTTTGCAGCTACCAGTGATATAAAATCTAATCCACCAAACATATGTAAAACTGATAAAGTTTCTAAGATTGAAGATTTCTTAGAAGATTTTATTAATAGGATGGAAGGATATCAAGCTTACGCTAATTTATATGTTGGAGGAATTTCTAATAAAATTGGAAACATAGAAAGTGAAATAAGAGAATCTGCAATGTTAATATCTAGTGTCTTTACTGACATGGTTAAGTGGGGAATGAAATGGTTATTTGATTACATATCCAAAAAGATGGATAATTTAATTGCAGACTTGTTTCCAAAACCAAAACAAAATGCTGCAGGTCAAGTTGTAAGAACTTATCTGTCAACCATCTATTGTTTGTTTAAAAAATTCATTAAAAAAATTCTTACATATGTTATCAATCAATTAAAAGCTTTAGTTGGTCAAGTGTTAGGAACTAGTGTTTGTTTGATTGAAAACTTTGTCGGGCAAATGCTATCCAGTATGTTTAACTCATTGTCTGATGCAATCGGTCCAACGTTACAGCAGTTAAGTAATTTCTTAGGTGGAGCTTTGGGAAATGCAAGTGATATTCTTACTCAAGCAATGAATGCAGTTGGCTTTATTAAAGGCTTGCTTAATTGTGAAGAAAGAAACTGTAAACCTCCTCAAAAATTTACTACAAGATATGGCCCTTCGCAAAAAGAAATTGATAACTTTAATAAGATTTTAAAGAAAGCTGGTTCTGGAGGACTAAAAAATCTTAGAGATGATCTTTATAGAGATCTTGGATTGGAAGGAGTTGATCTTCAATTTGGAAGTTGTACACCTGAAGTTTTACGTTGTGGCCCTCCATCAATTGCTATTCTTGGCGGCGGAGGAAATGGAGCATCTGCCCTAGCAATTGTTAACAATGTTGGTCAAATGATTGGGGCATCTATTTTGAGTGGCGGGTCTGGATATTTTGCGCCACCTTATATTTCTATCATAGATTCTTGTAACAATGGTGAAGGTGCAAAAGCAACTGCAGTTGTTGAAAATGGTCAGGTATCTAGAATATTAATTACTGAACCTGGATCTGGGTATTTAAATGGACAAACATATCAAGAGATAGGTTCTGAACCAGTTGAAATTTCATCTGATAATAATAATGATACAAATTCAAATTCATATGTAACACAATTAACAAACGTTGATGTCGATAATATTGGATTGGGTTACGGAGATGGCACATCTGTTCTTGTAATTCCAGGAGATAACGATATTGGTCAAGTAACTTTACCTGAATTTGATTTATCTTTTGGTCCAAATGGATCTGTCACAGGAGTAACAATTACTAAACCTGGATATGGATTCACACAGATACCAGAAATTTTATTAATTAGTTTGTCTGGTGCAGGAGCTACCTTAAAACCAAGCTTTAAATTTATTCAGGTAAATAAAGAAGAAGAAGGAGAACTTGGAGTCGGTAGAGTGGTTAAAGTCGTCGATTGTGTACAAAAATGAGCATAGATCTAGACATAAAAAATAATTATAGAATAGATGGTGGAAATACTTTACCCATTCATGGTAAAGTAAATTATTCTATGATCTGTAAAAATGGTGATGGTGAAATTTATGGAGAGAATGATGGTCGAAATGTAAAAGTTGTTAGTGGATTTTCTTGTGAAGTTGTTGGAACAGAGCTTCCACCAAACTCTGATGCAAATCAACCATACGTTCCTGCAAAATGGATTCGTGCCGCAAAAGGCGATATTATGATTGAAGCTCCTTCTGGAACTTTATATTTAAACGCAAGAAATGTAGTCATAAATGCTTCAGGTCCTGAAACTGATAATGAATCTAATGGAAATGTTGATATCATCGCAACAAATGATATTAATTTGACATCATCTGATACCGTTAAAGTTGCAGCTACAAATATAAGTATGAGTGCAAGTTTGGCTATGGATTTGGCAGGAAAATCCTTCTTAAATATTGCTGGTAGTATGTCAACTGGTGGGTCAACGATAGATTTGTCCAGAGGCATTCTTGGTGCAACAAATAGTATTTTAAAATCATTAACTGGCATAGGATAATATTATGAATTTTCCATCTTTAGGTGTAGAAAACAATTTTCATGTTGGATTGTCAGATCCAACATTCATTCCCAAAAATCCATTAGCACTTCCAGGTCTTGCAACAATTAACGGGCCTTTAATTGTTGGTGGGACATTGGTTGATGGTATTATGGGGCCTGCTTTCCCCAAAACATCAGTAGTAAATATTATTCCATCTCTTAACGCTGTTGGAACAGCGTTAAAAATCAGTGCGTTAGGTGATGGGATTGCCCCGTTTCCTGGAATTGGTTTGCAAGTCAGTGCTACAAGTCATAATATTATTGCAAGTAGCATCACAACATTGACAAGTCCAACGACAACAATTAAAGGATCATTGGTTGATGTTCTTGCACCAACTTTTGTAAAAACATTATTAAATGTTAATGGTGTATTTTTTGTTGAGAAAATCGCAACATTTAAAAATGCAGTTTTTACGGGAACCGTTACTGCAAATGCAAGAATTACTGCTAATGCTGGCATAACTGTAACTGGTTTGGGTGATGTTACAACGGAAGTTAATCTTGCCAAAGCGTTGCCTGCTAAACCATTTGATATTCCACATCCTTCAAAATCAAATCATAGACTGAGACATGTTGCAATTGAAGGTCCAGAAATTGCTGTTTTTTATAGAGGAAAATTGGACGGAGAACATATCATTAAACTTCCAGAGTATTGGAAAGATCTTGTTGATGAAGATAGTATTACAGTACAATTAACTGCATGGAAAAATTCTGATTCAACTTTGTATGTAAAAAATATTAATGCACACGAAATTGTTATTGGATCTGAAAAGTTAACCAAAGTTTACTGTCATTATACTGTGTTTGCTGAAAGAAAAGATTTAGATAAATTAGTAGTAGAATACGAAGGAACTTCGGTAAAAGATTATCCTGGTCAAGATTTTATAGGTATTAATAATGGCAACTGAACAATCAAAAAGAACAATCAGCTCACTAAACGATAAAATTAGTGAAAACAATTTAGCTATTGATTCTATTACTCCATTAATTCCTCCAGTTGAAGATAAGATCAATGATTTTCTTCCTTCAATCCAGGCGTTTGACAATCAAATTATTGCAATTAATGCACAAATACAAACAAAACAAGCCCAGATCGTTAGTATAGGTGCAACAGCTCAATCTGTGGTTGGTTGTGGAACAACAACAACGACAACAGTTAATCGTGATCTATTGCAGGCAAATACTTGGAACATAAACACGTCATCTTATAATGGCGACCAGCCATATGGAAATATTACTGCAACTACGTTGACGACAAATAATAGCGGCATAGGATCTTTTAATGTTTATACTAACAGTGGTGGAGCATCTCTTGGCACATATTATTCCTTAACTGGGCCTGGTTATTTGACAGGAACTAATGGGATCGCCACAGTAACACCAACAGCATCAGATAACGCTACATGTACTGCATGTAAAACTGCTATTGCAACATTGGAAAGTGAAATAAATTCATTAAGATCACAAGCATCTGCATTGATAACAACTGCAAATACTTTGAAGGGAGAAAGAACTGAATCTGAAATCAGACGTTATGGTTTGAGAAAAGGCATTGAGCAACTTCAAGCAGATACTGCAAGAGTAGGTTCAGTTCTAACCATCTTGACAGATCCAAGCAATGATGCTATAATTTAAGAGTCCGTGTGAAGGAATGCGTTGGGGGAAGAAATTCCCCCTCCCCAATCATTGAATCTTATGAGACCAGAAACTAGAAAATCAATGGAAATGCTGTTTAATGCAAAATGGAACTTGCCAAAAGCAGCGGAACATGCTAGACTTACCAACAAGGAAATGAAAATTACTTTTAACGAGTATTGCAATTTCCATCCCCCGATTTATGGGGTTGACAACCAAGAGAATACCTGATAGAATTCTCTTGTTCACGGGCGTATGGTGAAATTGGTAAACACAACTGACTTAAAATCAGTCGGGAGTCTCCCTTGTCGGTTCAAGTCCGACTATGCCCATTACCAAAATTGACTTTTGGTTTCAAAAATGGGCGGAAAAAAATCCCGCCAAAAAAATGCCAAAAAGGTTTTTGGTATCTAAATAACAAAAAGAATAAAGTTATGAAATACCGTATTGATGCTGCATATTGCTGGTACAATAAGGGAACTCAAATAGTTCTAATGTATTTCATAAATCATGTTCCTTTTACATTTGATGAACTTCCAGATGAATCAATTTATGATCTGGATCTTATAGAAGTAGCAGACAAAGAAAGACGTTACGAACCAGAGGATTTGTATAAAACATCATTCTATTTGATTGATGAACAATGCCATCCAATGTTATTTGAACTTGAACTGGAAAATCCAGAATGTCTGCCACAAGATTGATGCCTGAGTAGCTCAGCTGGATAGAGCAACGGTTTTGTAAACCGTAGGTCGTCGGTTCAAGTCCGACCTTGGGCTTTAGTAGTCGCTAGGCACATAGCCTAGAAAGACGCTAAAGGGTACAACAAGGAACGTTGTATTAAACAAAGAGTCCCCTATGCCACATCGTAGATTATCGTCGGTGGATACTCTTGCCCTCCTCTGGGGAATTAGCTCAGTTGGTAGAGCATCGCCTTTGCAAGGCGGGTGTCAGGAGTTCAAGTCTCCTATTCTCCATGATATAAATAAACCATAATAGCTCCTTTATGGTTATATTTCCATGCCTTTAAGCAGATTAGAGAATTTCTTAAAGAACACTGATGGTAACATTCTATACGTCAATCCATCAGATTTAGATGCCACAGATAGTATTGAAAACCAGGGTAATTCTTTAACCAGACCCTTTAAAACAATTCAGAGAGCTTTACTTGAAGCGGCAAGATTTTCATATAATATTGGTCAAAATAACGATAAATTTGATAAGACCACAGTTTTAATTTATCCTGGAACTTATACAATTGATAATAGACCAGGATTATCAGCAGCAAGTGTTGGTGGAAATGCACAATATAGAGACATCAATGGCAATCTAGGCACTTTAACAGAACTTACAAATACTTCTAATTATGACATTGAAGATCCTTCTAATGTCTTATACAAATTTAACTCAACTACAGGTGGTGTAATTGTTCCTAGAGGAACATCAATTGTTGGATTAGATCTTCGTAAAACTAAAATTCGTCCAAAATTTGTTCCTGATCCCACAAACGCAGGAATTACTAGCACATCAATCTTTAAAATTACTGGTGGTTGTTACTTTTGGCAATTTTCTGTATTTGATGGTGATCTGAATAATTCAGTTTATTATGATTATGTTGGAAATACAAAAACTCCAACATTCTCTCACCACAAACTTTCAGTATTTGAATATGCTGATGGTGTAAATGGTGTTGGTGTTGGAACATCATCTGCATATAGTGATTTGCAGATGTATTATTATAAAGTTGCTCAAGCTTATGGTGATAGCTCTGGTAGAGCAATTAATGATTTCCCATCAAATCTTGACTTTGAACCAAATACTCCAGAATTTAAAATCGTTGGTGCTTTAACTGCAAATGATATTGGTATTTCCAGCGCAACTTATGCTGGCAACTTAATCACAGTTGACACATCAACAGCTCATGGATTAAACATTGATGATCCAATAAGAATTAGTGGCTTTACTTCTACATCTTATAATGGTTCTTATACTGTAGTTGGTGTTGCAAGTGCGTCCAGATTCCAATATAGATCAAGTGCTACACCCACAGGAACAGGTGTTTTACTAAATGGTGGTGAAAAACTTGTAGTTGAAGCTGATAATGTAAGCGGAGCATCTCCATACATTTTCAACTGCAGCATGAGATCTGTTTTTGGTATGAGCGGATTAAATGCCGATGGTGCAAATGCAACAGGATTTAAGTCAGTTGTTGTTGCACAATTTACTGGCATTAGCCTTCAAAAAGATGATAATGCTTTCGTAATTTATGACAAAACTTCGGGAACTTATCAAGACGAAAATACAACTGCAGAATCAAATAGACCTTTACATTTAAATTCAAGAGCAATTTATAAGCCAGAATATGCAAATTATCATGTTCGTGCTGCTAATGGTGCATTTATTCAGTGCGTTTCTATCTTTGCTATTGGTTATGCACAGCATTTCTTAGCAGAATCTGGTGGTGACCTATCAATTACCAACTCTAACTCTAACTTTGGTGCAAAATCTTTAGTATCTAGAGGATATAGAGCAGAATCATTTGATCGTGATGATGTAGGTTACATTACTCACGTTATTCCTCCTAAAGATAATGATTTAGTAATCGATCCCGTTTCTTGGGTTTCATTAGACGTTGGTTTATCAACATCAACCGCAGGTGTTGGAACAACTGCAAGAATGTATTGCTATGATTTTACAGATCCTGACAATGCACCACCATACGTTTTAAGTTCTTATAGAATTGGTGCTAAAAATGATGAACTCTTAAATGTACTTGTTTCTACAGGATCTTCTGAAGTAGCTGTAACTGCTCCAGTGTTGATGCCAACTCCCGATTCTACTGACGGGCCTTCTGGTGAAAAGAGCTATAGAATTATTCGTGTTGGTGCTGCTAATAGCATTACTTCTAATAATACTTTAAATCTAGAATCAAATCATCAACTATTCACTGGAGAATCTGTAAGGGTATTCACTGACAATGGTGCAATGCCAGATGGTCTTGAAGCTGATACGTTATATTATGCAATTACTGGAGGGCTGTCTGCAAACCAAGTTCAATTGGCAAAGAGTTTCAACGATTCTATTACTGGAACTCCTATTCCAATTACAATTAGCAATAATAAAGGTGGTTTATTAACTCTTGTAAGTAGAGTATCTGATAAGACACCTGGAGATTTTGGTCACCCAATTCAATATGATACAACTAGAAAAAATTGGTATATTACATCTTCAAATAATCCAACAAGAAACAGAATTCACACCAACTTCATAACATATAGACAATTTTTAACAGATTCAAGTTCCAAAACATATATCGAAAGAAGACCAGATACCAGAAATGTTCAAGACAGAATCTATAGATTTAGATATGTAATTCCAAGAGAATATGGTACAACAGCAGCAAATGCTAAACCACCTTCAATTGGTTACATCATCCAAGAGTCTAAGACTGTTGGTGTCAATAATGCATCAGAATTCTCTTCAGTAACGAATTCAATTCAAAAGAGAAATACTAGAATTATTCATAGTGTATCGCATGACCAATCTGCAGGAATTTGTACTGTTGTAACTGAAAATCCTCATAAATTTAATATTGGTGATAAAATTAAAATTAATAAAGTAAAGAGTGCTAATAATCCAGTTGGAGCTGCTAACTCTGGATTTAATGGTGTATTCCCTGTCGTTGGGATTACAAGTGATAAAGGATTCACAATTAATCTTTCTTCAACTCCAGGTGCTTATATCAATGTATCTTCAACAAGAAATGAAAATCTGCCAACAGTATCAAGAGATGCATTTAGAAATACCTATACAATTTATACAATAGATACCATTCAAGAACAAGTCTTTAATAAAGCTGATGGTGTTTATCATATAACATGTATCGCTAATAACGTTTCACCAACGGATTCATATTTTGCAGGGGATAATTATTCTCAAAACACTGGAAATCTTTATCCAACAAGAGATAGGGATAATTATGAAGATGATCCTGAAGCAGCAGTAAGTTATTCATCAAATGAAAAGTTAGGTAAAGTTGTTGTTGGAAATAGAAAGCATAGTTTAACTAGAGAAACTGTAGAAACTTTCTTAAGAGATACTAGAATTGGTGTTGCAATTACAAATGCACAACATACATCTGGAGTTACTACTTATTATACGGATATCCAGCATAACTTAAATTCAATTAGAAGACTTTCTATCACTGGATTTGGAACTAATTACGGTTATTCTGGTATTGCAACTGTTCTCTATAATGCGTCTTTAATTGGTATTGGAATTACTGGACAAGGTGCAACTGTTAATATTTCAGTAAGTGCTGCTGGTACTATTAATGGAGTAACTCTTGTAGATGGTGGATCTGCATATGGTGTTGGTCAAACTATGACCGTTGTTGGTGTTACCACCAGAGCAAGTTGGCGAGCAGCCGTTGTAAGAGTAGAAGAACTTAATAATAATGTTGGAGATACTTTAACTGTTGTTGGTGTTGGAACAACAGGAAATCGTTACTATAGTGCTTACAATGGATTATTCAGAATTTCTGGTATTTCAAGTTCTAGATCTGTTACTGTAACTTCTTCAGTTAATCCTGGAATTTATACTTCATCTTCTGGTTTCCTTTATTTAAATGATGAGACTAAAGATATTACCAATATTCAATATACCAATTCAACTTCAGGAATTGTAACTGTAACAACATCTTTTGCACATGGTCTTTCGGTTGGAAATAGATTTACAATCGTAGGATCTGCACAAACTGTATTCAATGGTAACTACACTGTTGACGAAAGATTGGGAGTTACAAGTTTTACTTTCTATAGAGGTGCTGGATTTAATACTGCATCATTTACTGGTGGTAGTGTGTTCTTACTCAGAGATTCTGTTGGATCTCAAAATGCAACAAGTAATGCTGTCGATGAGCATCTTGCAAGCAGAATGATTCCATTCTATTCTGGAATTGGAACTGTTTCTTCTTCAGGAATTACGACTACTGCAAGCACAATTACTTTACAAAATATTGTTGGTGTTAATACTGGCGATTATTTACAAGTAGATAACGAAATTATTAGAATTTCAGGTGGAATTAATACTTCAACAAATACTGCTTCTATTCTTAGAGGTTTATTTGGAACGAAGGCAGAATCACATGATGCTGCATCAATTGTTAGAATTGTTGACGTAGTTCCAACAGAACTCAGAAGACATAGTATTATCCGTGCTTCTGGACATACTTTTGAATACGTTGGTTTTGGTCATGGTAATTATTCAGTATCCTTCCCACAAAGACAAGATAGAAATCTTACCAGAGAAGATCAATTATTAACACAATCAAGTAATCAAGATGGAGGTACATCTGCTTATACTGGAACAAATGATGCTGGTGAATTTTATATCGGCAACAAGATTATTGATCCTGTAAGTGGTAAAGAAGTTTCGATTAATATTCCAACTGAAACTTATATTGGAGAAACGGATTCTAGCCTATCAGTAAGTTTTGATGATGTAACGATTGCAAATACATTACAAGTTAATGGTGGCGCTGGAAACTTCCAGTCATCGGAATTTAGAGGTCCTATAAACATCTATAAGAAGGTAACTTCTAACTCCTCTGATGGCATTGAAGCAATTCAATTCTTAATGAAAGGAAATGCTTCTCAAACAAGATCAATCACAGTTGGTATTTCAACACCAACAAATGCTGGAACTCAAGGCGACGCTGTTTTTTCTACGGGAACGATTGCTGGAGGATATGCTGGTTGGGTTAACATTGGATCAAATAACTGGAGAAGATTTGGTTTAGTAAGCAGAAGTGCTAATTCCAATTTAGTCACACCAGATCAAATTGGTATCAATACCATCACGCCAAGAGATTTGGTTGACATTAGAAATGGTGGTATTGTTGTTCAGCAACTTAGAGTAACTGGTATTGTTACATTTGATAACGGTGGTCTATTCAATGATATTACATTTGGTACAATTGATTGTTTGGGTGTTTCAACATTCCGTGGAAATATTGAACAGACTGTAGGAGTTGCAACATTCCCCAATTTAAGAACTGCGGGAATTGGAATAACTAATTTGAGTGTAACTGGAATTGCTACGTTTAGTGGTAGTGCTAATAATATTCAGCAAACTGCAGGAACAGCAGAACTTAATAGATTGAGAGTTTCTGGTGTCACCACATTTGTTCAAAATGTTGTTGCTGATACTTTAAATCCAACTACATTAAATGTAAGTGGCATTTCTACATTACCATTCCTGAATAATACTAACACTGTTCATACAGGAATCACCACATTTAATAATAGTGGCAACAATATTGTACAGAGTGCAGGTACTGCGGCACTTAATCGTCTTACAGTCGCTGGTGTCTCCACATTTACTGGTCAGTTAAATGCTGGTACAGTTAGTGCAACACAATATAACGGAGCACTTCAATACAGCATTGGTGTTTCTGGTGCATTAACAATCACAAATAGCACTGCATTTAATAATAGTGAAAGTAAGACAATCAATCTCAATGCAACGTCAGCTAATACTGCAAACTTTGTTGTTCAACGTGACGCTTCTGGAAACTTTAGTGCTGGAACTATTACTGCAACAACTTTTAGCGGTTCATTAACAGGCAACGTTACTGGTAATGTAACTGGAAATGTAAATGGAAATTCTACAACTGCAACAACAGCAACAAATGTGGTTGGTACAGCAAATAGAATTCTCTATAATAACGGAACAAATACAACAACTACAACATCAAATCTGACTTTCGATGGAACAAATCTAAGTTGTGCTGGCGATATTACGGCATTTGCCTCTGACATTAGACTGAAAACAAATATTAAACCAATTGAAAATTCTCTTGATAAAGTTTGTAAGTTGCATGGATTTACTTATAATTTCAATGATCTTGCATATAGCTTAGGACTTACTTCAACTCAAAGAATCGCTGGTGTGTCTGCACAAGATGTTTATGCAGTTCTTCCTGAGGCTGTTAAACCAGCACCTGCAAATCCTGATTACATGACGGTTCAATATGAAAAACTCGTTCCACTTCTTATTGAAGCAATTAAAGAATTGTCCGATAGATTAGAGAAATTAGAAACCAGAGGTTAAAAAAATGACCGTACAACTTGTTACTAATCCAGTAACTTCATCAGGATCTATTTCTTTTAGTGAATTGAGAACTAAAATTAAAGAAACTGGTTCTGGATCTGTTTCTTTAAGTGAATTGTATAGAAATGGAACATATGTACCAACTGCGTCAACTAATGGAGCTGTTCCTACAAGTGGGACTATCTCTGCGAGCAAATTTTATGGTGTGAATGTTTCTATAACTGCCAATGTTACGAATGTGGAAGAAAATTTAGATCCATCTTCCGCAAGTGTTTTTTCTACAGATTATACGACTGCAATTAGAAAAACAATTAATGTAAATGGTTCTATTATTTCACAAAATACTAATCCAGCATTAAATATACCATCTGGCGCTGGTTCTACCATTAGAATACAATTAACTAGTGGTGGGATTTTTGGTCATCGTGCTACATCTGTTGGTGCTGGAGGCGGCGGAAATGGTGGAACTGGCGGTGCTGGTTCTGCTGGACAATTAGCATTGAGAACCCTTTCAAACATTCAAATTACAGGAACTGGAGCTTCTATTGCTGGTGGTGGTGGATCAGGAGGAGGAGGCGGCGGCGGCGGTCAAGAGGGCGGCGGCGGCAGAAATAAAAGAGGATTTTCGTGTGACTTTGCTGGTTGGCAATATTGTGAATCTTGTGATAGTGGTGTAGGAGGTGGTAGTGATAGTGGAGGATCTGGTGGAAATGGAGGAGCTGGACAAGGATATTCTTGGAATGGTTCTACTTTAACTCTCAACACTGCTGGTGCTGGAGCTGCTGGATTTAATCCTGGAAATGGCGGTGGCGCTGGAGGAACTGGCGGCTCAGGCGGCGGTTGGGGAACTGCAGGAGCTGCAGGTGCTAATGGTAGTGCTGGCGGTCAAGGTCCTGGCGGAAACTGCCAAGGAGGTGGTGGAGGATCTGGCGGCGGAGCTGGAGGTTCTGGAGGTTCTTCTGGAGGTTCTATTGAAGGATATAATCGTGTTGTTTCTATAGAAAGCACAGCTGTATTAGCTGGAGCAACATCAAATAATTAAATTACTCCATAAGAAGCTATAACTTCCAATCTAACACGATCAGTTTTATTAATTTTTAATTTAATATAACCTTTTCTTCTTTCAAAAGATTCCCAAGAAAGGAATTCCTGTGCTGTCGTTTGGTCTAATAAATTTTCATTTATTAGTACATTACAAGTAAAGTTGAATATATCATCTTTAGCATCATGAACTATTGGATAGATGACAATTTCAAATTCTTTAAAATCTACTTTTGATTGTGTTAATTTAAAATTTAATTTTAAGTTTTCTTTTGATAAGATTGGCTTTAATTTGTAAATAATTTCATTTAAATCAAATTTATCTTGATTTGTTTCTGTAATAGTATACAATTCGCATAAATTTTCAATAATGTGTTTATCCCTATCAAATTCTGCTGTTGGATATTCATGACAAAGTAAATGATTATATAATTTATTTGTATGAAATCCTAATCCATTTAAATAATTATCACTTTCTCCATCAAAACAATTGAGACAAGAATTTAAAAATCTTTTATAATATGGATTCCATTCATCAAATACACTTTTTATTTCATTTCTAGTATCTAAACTTTCATCATAACTATTCTCTAATAGAGTAGTATTGAAACTATAAGATTTTTCTACAAATGTACAATTTTCATAAAAATCATAAATTCCTTGTGATCTTTCTTTAAATCTTTCACTCATTAATTTAGAGTTGTCAAAATGACCATTATCAAGAAAAGTTACAGATACAATTTTATGAGTGTTGGTAGTAAAATTTTTTTCAATTAAAACTCCAGATGGTGGATTAATAATTTCCTCCAAAGCCTTAACTTCTTCTACAATATCATTGCTTAGTAATGTATTATATTGATTTGTGTTTAAAGATGATATTAATTTATCTGCAAACATTTTTCAACTATGTGATTGTAAAGTATTTAGATTAATTCAGGAAACCAACCAAGCCAATTCTTTTTGTATCCTGATACCATTCTTTTTCAATATAGGCACTGTGAAAAATATACGATGGATACATTACAAACCTATTATATTTCATTTCAATATGCTGTATTAATTCCCAGATTGAGGGATCAATTTGCCTAGAATCTAAAATTGTGCTATAATTATTTTGAGAAGTTTCTTTTACATAATTATCAAATTTGTGATAAGATTCTGTTTTCTTAAAATCTGAATCCAAATACTCTACATTCACATCAGATTCAGATTCAATGTGTTTATAAAAATTTGTTCCTCCATAACAATCTTCAGGATTGTTGAGATAGATTTGAAATGCCGATAAAGATTGATCGACATGAGGTAAGATGGAAGTATATTTGCAAGGCATACCTCCTTCAAATAAATTAAATTGGAAACTTACTTTATTATTGTGAAATGTATCAAAATAATTATCGCTTAGATATTTTGATGTAGTTGTGATTTGATCAAACTTTAAATTTGTAATTGAAGTCCAACCAGGACTTCCATTTTTATTTGCTGGTGTTTTTTCAAATAATTGTTTACTGGCAATTTGCTGCAGATCTTCAGGATTTTTTAGAAAATTGTCAATAATTAAAATCTTATGATTGGTGTTTGGTATAGTAATTATTTGCAGCTCTAAGTTATCATTTATACAAATCAAATCAGTATCAACAAAATTAAAATTCATGTTAAAATGCTCGTTTAACTATATAGAGCTTAATTTTTCTCCCAGATAAATAAGTCATAGTATAGTGGCAGTACATACTGTCCTAAGGTTTATACCACGGAGAAATAAGGCACATGTCCACGCCAATCAGAATTAAAAGATCTGCAGTTCCTGGTAAAGTCCCAACAACTACAGATTTACAGCTAGGCGAGTTAGCTATTAATACTTATGATGGTAAAGCTTATTTAAAAAAAGATGTAAGTGGAACAGAATCAATTGTTAACGTTGGTGGTGGGTATCCTGGAAAAACATACTACGTTTCGGAAACTGGTTTAGATACAAACGACGGGGAAAATATTTCAAGTGCCTTTCTTACAATTAAGAAGGCTTTATCTGTATCAACTATTGGCGATACAATCGAGATTTCTTCTGGTACTTTTACTGAGATATTTCCTTTAACTGTACCCGCTGGTGTCATTGTACGTGGTAAAGGATTACGTTCAACAATCATTCAACCAACAGCAGGAACAGAAAGACTTGACTGTTTCTTACTGAATGGTGAAACAACAGTTGAAGAATTAACAGTTACTAATTTCTACTACAACTCATCAACTGATACTGGTTATGCATTTAGATTTGCTCCTGGAATGGTTACTACCACCAGGAGTCCTTATGTTCAGAGAGTCACTGTACTCACACGAGGTTCGGTAACAACTGCATCAGATCCTTATGGATTTGATACTCCAGATAATTATCCCACCACAAAAGTTGCTGGTCGTGGTGCATTAATTGATGGTAGTGTAGTTTCTTCAGCTACTTTAGAACCAGCAATTCTTTTCAATGAAGCTACATTCATTACTCCAAACCAAACTGGTCTTAAGATGACCAATGGTGCAAGAGCTGAATGGGTTAACTGTTTTACTTATTTTTCCAGTGTTTCCATTGATGGTGTTTCTGGATCAGTTGGTGTTGGCAGTACAGCAGGTGCAACTCTAAAATTTGCTGGTCTCACCACATCAATTTCACCAAACTATGTTATTAAATATTATCAAGGTGGCCCAGCAGTAGCCATTGGTACTGTTACTTCGGTTGATGGTGCTTATGTAACCATTAGTGGAAAGGGTTCTGGCATCTTCAATGCGGTTGGAATTGGATCAACACAAGATGTTAGAATTTTCCAATCAAATGGAACTACTCAGGTTGGTACTGCTAGCACAATTCTTTGGGCAGACTATCAAAAATTTGGTGCAGATTTAAGAGCAATCGGTGCTGCTGCTAATTTTGGTACGATTGGTGTTCGTGGTGATGGAGCTGGTGTACAGCTAAGATTATTTGGTTATAACTTTGGTTGTGTTGGTTCTGGAAAAACATTTACACAAGATCCAACATTAACAGTTAGATCTAATGAAGCTGTACAATTGAATGGTGGTCGTGTATTTTTCCAGTCTGTAGACCAGTTAGGCAACTTTAGAGTTGGTAATATTTTTGAAATTAGTCAAGAGACTGGGGCTGTTTCTCTTGCAAGTACAAGTGATATCAATATTGCAGGCACTGCAACGATTCAAAATCTTAATGTAATTGGTGTATCTACTTTTGGTAGCACCATTTTACATACTAATTCAAATTATACTACAAATCAGACTACTTATAACTTAATCAATAGTGCTGCTGGTGCTGTTAACTTTGCGGGTGCTGGTACGAGTATTGTTATTGGTGCAACTACAGGCATCACTACAATTAGAAATTATAGAGTTAATTTAAGTGGTGGTCAAGATTCTTTTACCACAACAGATGGAACATTAGTTGTTGCTGGTGGTGTTGGAATTAGTAGCAATTTAAATGTTGGCAAAGATTTTAGAGTAACTGGTGTTTCAACGTTTGTATCTCCAGTTAGATTAGATTCTTCACTAAGAGTTGCTGGCGTTTCTACATTTGTTGATGATGTAGAATTTATTGATCATATTAGAGTTACGGGTGTCTCTACATTCAGTAATCCTGTGATGATTAACAGTAACTTAAATGTTACTGGAATTACTACTACTGGAAACTTTAGAGTTACAGGCATCTCCACATTAACTGGAAATGTTCAACTTTCAAATAATCTTCAAGTAACTGGAATTGCTACATTCTCCAATACTATTAGTCATAACTCACAATTATTCATCACCAATCAATCAACATATAGATTTATTGATACGACAACCACTACAGTTACTGCATTTGGTAATGCAACAAGCATTGGTATCGGTTCTACTAATGCTACATTAACCTTAAGACCTTCAACCGTAGTTGGTACTAATGCTACTCAAACTTTATACAATACGGTAGCAACGACTGTCAATGCTTTTGGTGAAGCAACTACTCTTGGTATCGGTTCAACTAATGCCACATTAACTTCAAGACCTTCAACCGTAGTTGGTACTAATGCTACTCAAACTTTATACAATACAGTAGCAACGACTGTCAATGCTTTTGGTGCTGCTACATCAGTGAATATTGGTGCTAATAGTGGCACATTTACATTAGGCAATCCAACACTTGTTGGTACTCAAGCAACTCAAAATGTTTATAACACTGTAGCAACTACAGTAAATGCTTTTGGTGCTGCAACATCACTTAATCTTGGTGCTGCCACAGGAACTTTAACGGTTGCTAATCCAACAGCAACGTTTAGCAATGCAACAACCGTTAATATTAATGGTGCTAATCCAACAATTGCAGGATCAAGCGTAGGTACTTTATCTCTATTCAATGGCAATTTAACAACAGTTAATGCTTTTGGTGCTGCTACTAATATTCTTTTAGGTGCAACAACTGGTGTTACCACAATTAGAAATGTAACATTTGCACTTCCAAATGCAACTACTTTATCGATGGATGGGGCAAACCCAACCATTTCTGGCACAAGCACTGGCACACTCACATTATTCAATACAAATTTAACTAAAGTTAATGCTTTCCAGGCAGCAACAGACAACGTATTATTTGCAACCACAGGTGTTACAACAGTAAGAAATAATCTTTCTGTTACTGGTACGCTTACTGCAGGTAATTTTACAACTGCTGGTATTGCAACATTTAGTGGAAGTGCAAACAATATTAATCAAACTGCTGGCACTGCTGCTCTCAATAGATTAACTGTTGCTGGAGTATCAACATTTACTGGGCAATTAAATTATGGAACAGCTTCTGGCACAACTTTAAACAATACTGGAACTGCAACATTTAATAATGTTAGTGTAACTGGAGTTCTAACTGCACCAACAGTTATTTCCTCTGCTGCAGGTAGCTTTACTCAAGTAAATGTAACTGGCATTGCAACAATTGCTAATTTTACAATTAGTAGTGGCATCATTACAGGACCTTCTGCAATTGTTATTGATCCTGCTGGTGTTGGTGATAATACTGGTTCTGTTAGAATCAAAGGTGATTTATTTGTAGATGGCACACAAACAGTTATCAACTCAACAGTAGTTGAAACAGGTGATAAACTTGTTGGATTGGGAACAACAGCAATTGAAGTCATAGTATTAAAAACAAATGTTAATTCATCAATCGGTTCTAGCATAATAACTGGAATATCTACAAGTTTTATACAAGTTGGATATGCAGTAAGTACTAATTCTACAGTTGGTGGCGGAAGTTCAGTCGTTAGTATTGGTTCTAGTGTAGTAACTTTAAGTTCAAATGTTAGTGCAAATACTGATTTAACATTATCAAATGTTACAATTGGAATTTCAACTAACTTATTAAGTGGAATATCTACGTCTGGTATTATTGTAGGAGCAGCTTTATCAGCAATTGAATTTTCTGCAAATACTTTTGTTTCTTCTATTGGAGTTGGTACAGTTTATTTTGCACCAAATTCTACAAACGTTGGAGTTGCAACAACAAGTGTTACATTTACTAATAATGGTGTAATATATTTTACGGATTTATTCAGTGGTGATTATATCTCAGATGGCGGAGGTATTCTATTATATGGAAAAACAAATAAAACATTCACTTGGATTGATAATACAGATTCTTGGACTTCAAGTGAACATATAGATTTAGCATCTGGAAAAGTTTATAAGATTGGTGGAACTCAAGTTTTATCCTCTACAACTTTAGATATTAATACTGTAAATGCAACAACTGGAAACATTACAAATATCAATGGAACCAATGCAACATATACCAACGTAAATGCAACTGAATTAAGAACTACTAATTTCAATACTTCAGGAATTGGTACAATTGTTACATTTACTGCAACTGATATAAATGCAGTTGGCATATCAACATTGCCTACTTTAAATTCTAGTAACGCTACAATACTGGTGGCGGGAATTACAACAGCAAATATTCAAATTGGTATAGTTACTACTGGAACAATACAAACACTCAATGTTCCTACAGAAGCAACATTTAAAGTAATTAATAATGCAAATATTTCTGGTATAACTTCAATTAATTCTGGTATCGTTACAGACTTAATTGTTGGAGTTTCAAGTGTTACAACATTACGTGCAAATTCTGGTATTATTACAGGATTAACTGTTGAAAACTCAAATACCACTGGTATTGCAACAGTAAATTATTTTGTAGCTAGCAATTCCACAATCACAGGAATTGCAACAATTAATACTGGCATTATTACAACATTAACAGCATCAAGAGCAGAATTAACTCAATCCAATGTTGGAATATTAACTGCAAATGTTGGATTTATTACGCAATTTAGTGCGTTAAGTGGAATTATTACCTCTTTATACACAACTGGTGTTGGCACAATATCTACTCTTTATGTTAATTCTGGAATAACAACAAGATCTACAATTACTGATTTAGATGTTACTGGCGTTGGATCTTTCGGGGTAATTGCAAATGTTAATACCCCCACAGGTCTTTCAACAATTGGACATTTAACTGGTACAAATATTAATTATAGCGGTATTGCTACAATTGGAACTTTAATCGCTGGATTAACAACAATCACAACTTTAAATGTTACTGACATTTCATCACTTCCAAATCTTTATGGTTCTGATATTCAATACACTGGAGTTAGTACATTAACTAATGTAAGAGGAACCAATCTTTATTATAGTGGATTATCAACTGCAGTAAACTTTAATAGCACTGATACGATTGTTTCAGGTGCAGCTTCTATTACTACATTACGTGCTAATGTTGGAATCATAACAAACTCTGTTTGGACTGATGGTTATTCTGCAGGTATTACGTCAGTTGCAACATTTAGAGCAAATAGTGGAATTATTACAACATTAACAGTAGCCAATTCAACACAAGGATATCTTATTGGTACTGACATTTATTATAGTGGAATTGGTAGCATCAGTACGTTTAGAACCAATGTCGGATTTGCCACGTTCTTAAGTGGAACTAATTTAAGTTATACTGGAGTATCAACTGTAGTTTCATTTAATGCAACTGATGTAAATGTATCGGGCACTACTACAATTTCTACATTATTAATTTCACCAAATAATCAATTAACGTATTTGAGTAATGGTGTAAATCTAGCATTTAGCGGAATTGGTACTATTAATACCTTAAGATCTAATGTTGGTTTTATTACAACATTATCTGGAACTAATTTAAATTATAGTGGCGTTGGCACTGTTGGATTTGTTAATGCTACAAATATTAACAGTTCAGGTGTTACAACTACTGTTAACTTTAGAGCTACCAATATTAATGCTAGTGGTATAACAACAACATTAACATTACTTGTAAACCAAGTAACATCAAACGCAACCTTTAGCCGTTATACTTCAACTGCTGCGATTGTAAGTGGAGTATCATCCATTACAACGTTACGTGCCAATGTTGGAATTATAACAAATTCTACAGCAACAAATTTAAACGTTACTGGAATTGGAACAATTGTTACACTGGTGGCAACCAACTTACAAGTAACGGGTGTTGGTACGATTGTTACATTAAATGGTACTAATTCTAACTTCACTGGTGTATCCACATTTAATGAATTAAGAGCAACATCAATTATTACTGATGCGTTAGATTTGAGTGGAACTGCAATTAACTTTACTGGTATTGCAACATTCAACACATTGTTCTCAACAAATGGAACAATTGAATTTTTAAGAGGTACTAGCACAAACTTTACTGGCATTAATACTTTAGGCACAATTTACAATGTTGATATTAATAGCACTGGATTTACTACAACTAGAGGATTGCATGTTGGTGTTGGCGGAACTATATTAACTGCAACTAATGTAAGTGGAATTGGTTCTGTTGGCATTAATACCACTTCAGCAAAACATGCATTGCAAGTTTGGGGTGAGTTTGGAATTAATGGAAATACCATTGTTGGAACAATTTCAACAACAAGAAACAATAATTCGGCTGTAAAAGTTCATACTTCTTTAGGTAGAGATGAATTTAGAACAGTAGAATATACAGTTCAAGCTTCGATTGGAAATACCCATCAAGTTACTAAAATTCTTTCTATTCATGATGGAGTAACTGCTTACAATTCTGAATATTCTAATATTTCTACTGGGGTTGATGTTGCAACTTATGATGTTCAAATTGATAACACAGTTCCACCAGGATTTATTGCTCTTGTTGTAACCCCAGTTTCTAACGTTGGAGTAACCACAATCGTTGTTAATTATACCGCCACCAGAATATAAATAACTGAAGCAAATTAACGCAAAGGGGATAGTGAACCTTGGCTGATCAGAACTTTAGAGTTAAGCATGGTATCTCTATTGATACCAACAGATTAGTAGACGTAAACAGGAATATTAATGCTGGTGTAACCACATTTGCACACACTAAAGTAACAGGAATTGCCACTGTTGGTATTATTTCTGCTACTAATGGCGCTGGCGGAATGGGAATTGTTACATTCCAGTCACAAGTTGCAATTGAAAGTGGTGCTCAAAGAATTACAATCGCTCCACCAAGTCAAGCAGCAGGATTTGTTTCTTCTTATAATTTAACTCTTCCAGCTAAAGCTGGTACTGATGGTCAAGTTTTAACATACGGACCAAATGGTATTTTGGGATTTAATACCAATGGTCTTTATGAAAACCGCTATTATGTTTCATCTGCAAATGGTAGTGATAGTTTTGATGGTAGATCAAAACCATTTGCATCGATTAAAAAAGCAGCACAGGCAGCATCATTTAGGTCATTCCAATTGCCTGGAGGTCGTTATTTAGATGCTGGTAATTTACTTGCTTTAAACAAAGAATTTATTAAACAAGAAGTAGTAGGATTTATTACTGCAACTTATCCCGCTCTTATTGGTGATCCTCAATTTGGTGATGGAACTAAATGTAGACGAGATACTGGATATATTGTTGATGCAATTGTTTATGACTTGTCTTATGGAGGTAACTCAAAATCAGTAGAGGCAGGTCTTGCATATTGGAATGCTGGAACTTCTTATGTTGTAGGAGAAACACAAGAAACTATCGCAGCATATCGTTATATTAATACTCTTGCCAGATATGTTGTTAATAATGTAGCAATTTCAACTTCATATCAACTACCAACTTTTGCAACTTCACAATCATTTGATCTTACAATTGCATATGATGCAACTTGTGGAACTGGTGTTTCTTATAGTGCTGATTGTTGTGCAGACGTATTATCCGCAATTGGATCTTATGTTGGCATTGTGACCAGCATCATTGGTATTGGTACAACAGCTGCTCCTGCCGTAACATTACCATCTACACTTTCAAAACCAATTGCAATTATTGTTGAAGCGGGTGAATATGTTGAAGACAACCCAATTCTTCTTTATGAAGACGTTGCCGTTTTGGGTGATAACCTTAGAAACACTATTATTCGTCCTCAAAACGCAGGAAAAGATTTATTCAGAGTAAGGAATGGTTGTTATGTAACCAACTTTGCCATGAAGGACAATGTTGACGCTGCAGGTGTTCCTTTATTTACATTTGATAATGCCGTCGCATATGATGATCCTTCAGATGCATTAACTAGCAGAACTGGATATGCAGTAAAGACCACACCAACTAGAATTACCAGATCGCCATATATTCAAAACTGTTCTATCCTTTCTTTCTTAGGCGCAAACGGCATTCTTGTTGATGGATCTAAAGTTACGTCACCAAACGTTGCCATTGTTCCTGAAGAAGGAGAAAATCCAGTAGCAGGAGCACAACCAGAATTTGGTAAATCGATGGTTGCTGCTGCGTTTACCATGGTTTCTTTTGGTGGTATTGGTTGGCGTGTTATTAATGATGGCTATTCTCAGGTAGTTTCTTGTTTCCAAATTTTCTGTAAATATGGTTCATTTGCACAGTCTGGTGGATATCTATCGATTACTAACTCGGCAACCAACTTTGGATTATTTGCTCTAAGATCGACTGGATTTAGTCAAAATTCATTTACATTTGACCGTGGTAGAATTGCTGCAACAGGTACTTCTGGTGGATTACAAACACTTAGAGTTGTTGGTTTGGGTAGAACTGATCAGGATCTCTATGTTACGAGATTTTTCAATAATGCATTATCTGATTTAACATCTAATTTTAAACCAGTTGTTACACAAGCTACATTAAACCCTGCCGTTGGTGTTAACACAGTAACAGAACGTATTACTATTGCTGGGCATCCTTTCATACAGGGAGATACTGTTCTGTATATTGGTGATGAAAATGCAGCACCAAGAGTTGTTATTGAAGGTCTCGTAAGTGGAACACAATATTACTTAAATTATATTGATGCAAATACATTTACTTTATATGAAGATAACAGTTTTACAAGATTAGTTGATTTAAAATCATCTCCAACAGGAATTAATACTTTCCAAAAAGGTAATATAGAATTTTTTGCCTCAGAAATTGTTGACGCTCATAATTCTTATCAGGTCATTGGTATTGCCACTACTGGCGGCGCAGCACAATTTGTTTCTGGTAGACAAGTATCTCAAACAGTTACTGGAGGAACTGCTGTAGGTTATGCTGTTACTTACAATAGCACTACAAGACAACTTTTAGTCTCTGTTGAATCTTCTGGCGGAATAAGACGATTCTTTGGTGTTTCTGGTGGAGCAAATGGTCAAATAGCAGACCATAAAGGATCTCCAACCAGTTATTACACAACATCAGTTGCTGGGGTAACAACGTACTATACAATTGAAACAAAAATTGCCTCTACTCCAGATGGAACAGTAATTAGTGGTGTTGCTAATCTTCCAGAAACTTATTATTGCCATTTCCACAGACCTTCTATTGTAAACTCATCTGGTCATACTTGGGAATATTCTGGTTCTGGAACAGATTATAATGCGTTACCACAAAACGGTGGAAGAACTGATGTTGCTACTGAACAGGTATTTTCATTGGGTGGTCGAGTTTACTCTTCTGGAACCAATGAACTTGGTGACTTTAAAGTTGGTAATTTTATTACAGCATTCAACAGAACTGGTAACATTATCTTCAACAACAAAGTTACAATTGGTCAGTTAGATTCTCTTAGATTGAGTCTTTCTGGTGGTGTTGCAATTGAACAATTCTCTACTGATATTGGATTAGGAGATAATGAAGTTGGTGGAGCCGCAAACAGTAAAGTTTCAACACAATTAGCTGTTAGAACATTCTTAAACAATAGACTAGGAAATGTTATTGATAAGACAGTTTCTACCAATGCAATTCCTAGTGCAATTGTTCAATTAAATGCTACTGGACAAATTAACGCAGATCTAATTCCACCAAAAGTTGTTAATTACTACAGAGCTAATGCTGGTGGTGGTAGAACAGAACTTGTTGATCAAATTCCAGCCATTAATGTTTTACAGGGTGATACTGTTCTTGAGCCTGGGCAGGGTTATGTTCTAATTAGTGATGTTTATGGTCAATATTTAAAACTTTCAAGCAATACTGCAAATTATAAGTATACCAATGGCGACACAGTAATCAGTGCAGGAAGTGCTGGTGGCGCAATTGGTATTGTAACAGCACCAACTTCTGTAGGCTATGGTACAACAGGTCTTGTTAAAGGTGTTCTCTTAAATGTCTCCATTACTAATGGAGGTTCTGGCTATACAAATCCAGGTCTTTATACTTGTGTTCTTGATGCCAGCACAGGAATTGGTACAAGTGCAAGAGCCGCAATCACTGTTGGAGGAGCTGGAACAGTCACATCTGTTGATATTGAATATGGTGGAAGATATTATGCTAACGGTGATATTGTTACAATTAATAATGCAAGTTTACTTGGGGGAAGAAGTGGAGGTGCAAACTTCTCTGCAACAGTCGGCAGCAGTAGCATTGAAACCCGCCTATACTTAAGATTGACCAATAACCAAAAATTCACAGGATCCTCAGCGTTCCCAGATTATATTCAAGATGGAAATGCGGTTGGAGTAGGAACAAGCTTAAACTTATATTATCAAGTTAATTTTAATCCTACTGATGTAACCACTGGCGGTGACATTGATTTCGTAAACGATAGAATTATTGTTGGCGTGACCACGTTAACAGATGGAGATCCTGTCATTTATTATGCAAATGGTGGAAATGTTATCAATGATTTGACATCTGGAGTTTCATATTTTATTAAACGTGTTGGTGTTTCTTCTGTAGAACTTTATACAACTTATGCACTATCCACAAAATTAGATTTAAACACTAGTGGAACTGGAACACATAGTTTAGTTAGAGCTGGAGTTAATACTTCTAAGGATGCAATTATATTTGAAAAGCATACATTTAATACTGGCGATGCTGTTAAAGTTAGTGGATCTGCACCAACTGGTGTAACAACAGGCAACTTCTACTATATTGGCTCTAAGACAACCAATTCATTTACTCTACATGATTCTAGAGCTGATGCAGTCGCTTCAATTAATGGAGCAACATTTAGTGCCGTAGGACTTACTTCAAGTTCTGTTGGAATTATGACGTTTACTTATCAAAACGTCACTTATAATGGTACAGTAAACACTTCATCAAACCTTGCAGATAATTATACAATTCTTGCTTCTGGTCTCATTGATGCATCTAACATTTCATCAGGAACAATTTCGCCATCAAGACTTGGAAGTGGAACTGCAAACTCTGATACTTTCTTAAGAGGTGATTCTGTTTTTGAAAAGGTAGTTAAATCTGTCGGAATTGCAACCACTGAACCAATTTCGGCAACAGGATCTTCTTTTGATGCAGCTCCTGGTGGGGTTGGAGTTAATACTTATTATGGTAAAGTTAATCTATCTTTAAACCGTGTTGCTGCAACATTAGATACTTATTCAACCCTGGGTGTTGCTAAATTTAAAAACTCTACATTTGGTATAACGGCAAATGGAGAAGTAACAATTAAGAGTTCTGCCACTGGAGATGTTGATGCCGCAACTCTTGGTGGTCAGGCAGGGGCATATTATCTGGATCCGAATAACTTTACTGCATCGATCCCAGTATCTAAGGGTGGAACTGGACTATCAGCTCTTCCACCAGTAGGTTCTATTCTTCAAGGTAATGGAACCTCTTATGATCTTGTAACTTCTCCAACATTATCTGGAACATTAACCTTAACTGGAGCTGGTAATTTTGTTGCTGTTGGTGCTGCTATTACAAACGCCAATATTACAGGATTTGGTACTGTTGCTAACCTAGGCTCTACAAATGCTACAATTAGTGGCATTGCAACATTTAGTGGAAGTGCGAGGAGTATTAATCAAACTGCAGGTACTGCAGCACTTAACAGATTAACTGTTACTGGTGTCAGCACATTTACAGGACAGGCAAATTATGGTGTACTTTCTGGAACTACTATAACAAATACTGGTACGGCTGCACTCACAAATCAAACTGTTTCAGGAGTTTCGACATTCAGTGGTTCTGGTAATAATATTAACTGCACCAATGGCACACAAGTATTCAACAGAGCCGTATTTGCTGGTATTACAACTTTCCTTGATCAGGTTAACGTTGGTGTTGCCAACTACACAACGGCAACAGTTGGTGGAACTTTAACAACACAAAACTTTGTTGTTACTGGAGTGAGCACTGTTGGTAGATTGCAAGCTAGTGATGGTGTAACTGCTGCTAGTGTTAATGTTTCTGGTGCAACTACAATTGGCACATATTTACAAGTTGGTTCTGGATTAAATGTCACTGGTGTTGCTACGTTCTTAAGCAATGTAAGATTGTTAGACAATGATATCTTATCGTTTGGTAATGGTAATGATCTTTCAATTTATCATGATGCATCGAATTCTTATATTGATGACTCTGGAACGGGTGATCTGTATATTAGATCTAATGCAATTAGGTTGCAAAAATATACTGGTGAAACTTTTGCAACATTCCTTGCTGATGGAGCTGCAACTCTTTATTATGATAATGGAATTAGATTTGCCACCACAATTGATGGCACACAAACAACAGGTACAGATGTATCAGATAACCTAAGAGTTACAGGTGTTGGTACTTTCAGTGGTTCTGATAATAGCATCCAACAATCTGCAGGCACTGCAGCACTCAACAGATTAACTGTTGCTGGAGTTACTACGTTCTCAGATAATGTAAATATTAGTAATGGTAATTTAATTTTATCAGATCCAGATAATAATTTACAACAGACACAAGGTACTGCAGCATTAAACAATCTAACAGTTGCGGGTGTTACTACTGTAGGATCTCTGTTCTTTACCTCTCTGGGTGGTAGTGCTGGAGCAACTTTACCATCAATTATTAACACAGATATTACAGTTTCTGGTGTTGCAACATTTAGTGGTTCTGATAATAATATTCAACAAACTGCTGGCACTGCTGCATTAAACAGACTTACTGTTACTGGAATATCTACATTTTCAAATGCAATTAGTGTTACAGGAACAATTACAGGCACAACTCTTGCTGGTAATTTAAATAATGCTCTAACAATTTCTTCTCCTCTTACAGGAACTTCTTACAATAACTCTGCCGCTGTTACCTTAGGTATCAATGCTACCAGTGCCAATACAGCAAACTATGTTGTTCAGCGTGGTGCATCTGGTGAATTTACCGCTGGAGCAATCACAGCAACTGGATTAACACTCAATGGCGGTGGTTCAACAACTTCTGCACAATTAACATTCAGTGGGACAACAAATAATTGGATTACATTTGGCGCTACTGGTGTTGCTGCTCCTGCATTTACAACAAGAAGTCTTGGTACAAAAGTCGTTTATTTCACTGGTCTCAGCGGATCTAGTGCAGACTATGCAGCAGGTATTGAAAGTAGTACATTATGGTATTCAGTTCCAACTACCTCCCAACAATTTAGATGGTACGGAGGAACAACTCTTGCTGCTACCTTAACAGGTGCTGGCGTATTCACTGCAGTTGGAACAGTTCAAGGTACAAGATTAATTTCCACGATTGCAACAGGTACTGCTCCATTAACAGTTACTTCAACCACTCAAGTTTCCAATCTTA